TATAGGATTTATCATTTCTTCGCCTTGTAAAAGATTGGTTAACAATAAACCATTCTTAACATAGGCTAAATCACTTATCTGAAATATCTGTTTCTTCGGATGATTTGACTTCGCCTTCAATAACTTCATCTTTTGCCTTTAACATTTTTTGTAATTCGGCAGTAGAACCTACAAATAAAGCGTTTTTAATATTATTATTAGCCGTTTTAGGCAACTGTTTTAAATCTTTGAGTTTTTTTTGTAAATCTTGGAGTTTATCTACTGTATCGGCCACATTCTTAATTAATGCACCTGCAACTTCATAGGCTCTTGGATGTTGGCCTTCTCTTGCCACTTCTAAGATACCATCAATTGCTTCTTGTCCTCTTTCGATTAGATTATAATAGTTTTCTCTACTATATTTGTAATCATTATCGACATCAGGATTATCTTTATTTTCTTTACGAGGAACAGGCGGCTGAAACTCCTTTTTTTCTTCGGGAGTTTTAGCCGGTTCTAATCCTAGTATTTCATTAACTTTATTTTCTAAACTCATAAAACTATTTATGTGTTTAGTCTATTGGTGTATTTGTGTGGTCAACAGCATCTTTATACCAAGCAGGCAATCCAAGATGTTTACGGCCATCAAACATATTCTTTTTAGCACCTGTTGTAGCTGCGTTATTATAATGTAAGAAGACTTGACCACAATCTTGGCCTTCAAATTTATCTCTCCAGTGTTCACAAATATTACCTTTGTAAACCAACATATCACCTGGTTTAAGATTAACTTTAGCGCCGTCTGTATATTCAGAATGATATTTGCCTTCTTCATCGTGTTTACCTTTTTTAGGATTAGGTTCGATATAGATTGGCCATGGGTCACCACCAAGATTTAATGTAGTAGAAATCTCACAACTAAATCTATCTTTATGTCTATGTAAAATATCTCCTGGTTTGTAGATACGAGCATAAGCATATGTTGGAATTAATTTAAGGCCAGTTGCTTTCTCCATAACAGTCTGAGTTGCAAGCAATAAAGTTTCCATTGCAACATCACCATAATGTGAATATGTTTCTGGCACTTGTTGGTCATTCCATACTCCCCATTCTGTCGTAAATGGTGAAATGAATCTATCATCAAATAGTGTTCGTGCCACTTGGCGTTTCATTAAAAAATAGTTATAGACAAAATTGGCCACTTTAGGGTCTACCGCTTTTTTAATGACTATGTAATTATTTTTTTTAAATTCAGGTGTCATTGTTGTTTTACTCCATTCAATATCATATTTCTGACCGCTTGTAAATTAAAGTGAATAAATCTAAAAGGGTCTAATCCATTATCTATAGCATATTCATGTGCTATATAAGCAGGTATGAAAATCATTGTTCCGGGTTTAGGTTTATAGTGAACAGCATTACTAGCATAACTCACATCTTCTTTTTTCTTTTCAGGTAATTTAGTCATCATTGCACCAGCTCGTGGGTCATGGAACACCGGTAAAGATGTTTTATCAGTACACTTTAAATAATAAAATGCTGATACATGGTTATCCCAATGTACATGGGAATTATGATGACCACCACCTCGTTTAGAAAACTCTTGTACCCAAGATTCTGTAAAGAACAAACTGTAATCTTTTAAATCGAAACCTTGCCAATCTAAAAAGTTCCATGCTGTTTGTCCTACCCAATCGTGTAATTCTTTTAAATCGGGGTCGCCTTGTAAAGGACCTGAATGATATGACCAACCGTGGTCTCCCATTCTTTTATAGTCTGTTTTACCCCAAACTTTTTCTCTTTCTTTCATCTTAGGTTTATCACGCTCATAACATTCTTTAATATGTTTGTCACAAGCTTTATTTACTTTTGATACCCACTCAGGCTTTTCAAACAACCATACAGGTGTTGAAAAGTAATTATCAATTTTTGGTTGATTAGGGTCACTTATTATTGCCATTATATACTCCTATCTAAATGGATATCCTAGATTCCATACTACTAATGAATATCTAGTACCTTTGGTTACGGGTGCGACACGGTGCCATACAAAACTAGGAAAAACGATAATAGAACCACGAGGACGAATCTCTTTAACTTCTATTACACTTTTTCTATTTTTCTTTTTAATATCTTCCGGGTCTGTACTGTTTCTTAAATCTACTTCAAAGTTACCACCCTCATATTCGTCTGGATGTGATAAAGAAATAGTCATTGAAATTTTACGAACTTTACCATGGTCTGATGGCCAAGTACCATTTTCATTTTGTTTTCTAATATATGGTTTGTCCCAACTGTCTGTGTGCCAGCCATAATAATCACCCACACCGTATTTTGTAAATTGACAAGATTCAGACCAGTCCCAATCAAAGTTCCAACCGGCCTTTTGATTTGCTTCTCTTACATAAGGGTGAATTTCTTTGTAAATCCAAGTATCGTTCATCCAAACAATATCAGATTTTCTTTTCTTTTGAATATTTTTGACGACTGATTTTTTGAGTTTGCCGTCTTTGTCTTTTGTGCCTTTTTCGTTGACACCGCCTGTTACAGCCATTTCAGCTTCGTGTTGTTTACCGTATGCTAAAATGTCATCTACTAATTTTGGTGGCAATGCCGACTGAAAATAGTAATAGTAATTTTGTAAGTTCATTTTATATAGTTCCTCGTTTCACTTAGTATATCATATGTATATTATTTAGTCAAGCTCCTAATTACTCTTATATGTCATTTTATATTGTTTATAACCATTAAAAGACAATGTTATTCTTTCTTCTTCTTCAATTTTTGGCACCGAATGTACCAATTTTGGATTAAATATAACAACTTTACCTTTTTCTGCCTTTATTTCAATATTCAGTTCATCAAAATAAGTGCCTGTTTTTGAGTCTGATAGATATAGTACACCAGATATATCATATTTTCCTGATGTCCAGTCTGCATAACTATCGTGTTTATGTGGCAAAGTATAATCACCTTTTGAGTAAATATTACCCCAAGACTCTGTTATATTATAATTATTGAGAAATGATTTTAGTTTGTTTAGGCTTTTAGGTTTTTCACTAACAAAATAATAATATGATGTCATTTTAGCTTTTACATTTGATTTATAATTCAAATTGTCTTGCTTATTAACACCCTCAAAAATATCATTTTTTAATAATTCAATATATTCATCATCTTCTATATAATAAGTTTCAAAATTTTTCATAATAATAACCTCAAAATCTCTAAAAATAATACTAAAAAGTATTATTGATATTGATATCTAATAATCACAATACCTGAACCACCTGCTTGACCTATACCACCGCCGGGCATTCCGCCGCCTCCGCCGCCTCCAGTATTTGCTGTACCAGCTACAGAAGGTGAATTAACAGGACTGCCACTAGGACCTGTTGCCCCTTTACCGCCGCCGCCAGCACCTCCAGCACCTGGACTAAAAGTACAAGCACCATTTCCTCCAGCACCACCGCCACCTGCTCTTGTTACAGGAGAACCTGTAATAGAACTGGTTACACCAGCACCACCAGCTCCTCCAGTTGAACCTGAAGGTGTGTTACCAGCTGCGCCAGCACCACCGCCGCCACCGCCGCCTTGATATCCTGGGTCTGGCCAACTTGTACCATTTCCTCCTGGATTTCCTTGTGATGGACTTACAGGAGGCGTATTACCTGTTCCACCTGAATTTGCTTGACTTCCGCCGCCGCCACCTGAACCGCCTGGTTGTCCTGCTCCCGAAGGTGTTGGACCCCAACCACCACCACCGCCACCGGTAGATGTGATTGTACTGAATATTGAATTTGAACCGTTACCGCCTGTTTGGCCTGATGGATTTGGAGAACTTGAACCACCAGCACCTACTGTTATAGGATATGTCGTTGCTGTGACTGTTATGCCTGTAGGTGTTGCTAAAGGACTTGCTGTGTATGGACCTGAATTACAAGTTGAATGTGATTCTCTATAACCACCACCACCGCCACCAGCAGCGTGAGGGTTTCCCCCGCCACCGCCACCTGCGACTACAACATAGTCAACGACAGCTGGACCTGCTAATGGATTTAAAGGTGAATTGCCAACACTAGAAACAATAAAATTGCTTGAACTTGTAAAAGTATGAATTTTATAATCACCAGATGTTGTTATTGTTCCACCTGTAGCAGCTGTATAAATTGCTGGAAGTTCTAATAGGTTTGTTGTGTCTTCATTTATTAAAGACCAACCTTTTGTTCCGTCCATGTAAACTAAGGTAACTGTTTCGCCAGTTGTGTTAAAAATATTTTGTGTTGTTGCACCATCTAGTAGTGCTGAAGCTAGGGTAACATTGTTTGTGCCCCATGTTCTAGCGTAATCTTTTAAAATAACTGTATCACCAGCGCTAGGTGAACCTGGCAATGTTACAGTAATTGCACTTGAAGTTGTATCTACAAAATATCCTTCGCC